GTCGCCGAAAGGGTAATCCAGAGAAAGACTAGGGATTCTACCGGAAAGGTTGTGGCGTTACCCATTGTAGCGTACATTGATAACTTCACGATCTGGTGAGAACCAGTCGCGTCGGAATCAATGTTCGTGTAACGGGTCCGTGTTGATCGGAGTGCTTGCAGTAGTCGGTAGTTTCCTTCTACAAACAAAGCCAAGGCATGGTCAGTAGTTACTCTGTCCGATGCCTCTGAAAGGTCAATCGTTACCGATTGACCAGTTTCCGATCCCTCAAGCGCAAGGTTCTGGTTCTGACTTTGGTCCGTGAAACGGATGAAGTCACCGATCCAGGTCGCCTCAGCCCGTTCTTTGAAGTAATGCCAGATGTTCTGCTGGCACCACATCTTAGAGACAGGCTCGGCGGCTATTAACCGAGGTTTGAGGTATGTCTTAGGGACAGCAACAAGCCGAGATGATGGATTATCATCGTATGGCAAGTTTTGTCCTTCATCGACCCAACCGAGCGGGCTCGCGAAAGCGAATCTATCGGCTGGAAACACGGTGTCGACTTCATCATTCCAAACCATGGAATGATACTTAGAGGATTTTATCCTCTCTGCGACAGCACCAGGTCCATGCTTGCACTTCCACTCTTCTGGGTTGTAAGGCCCAAGAGTGGAACCAATGTGTCTTGCGATTTCTCGTAAGACCTGCTTGAACCGCGTGATTTGCTCCTTTGTCAGGCTGTGCTTGCTGTCAAGCTCGCGCAGGAAAGAGTCCATACGCCTACCAGTAGCTAGGTAGGCATAATACTCTTTCAGCTCTTCGTCGTCTCGTCCCTTGGTATCGTCCCAGAATCCATCTAGGGCGTTCCAAGTCTCCAGCTGCTCATTACGCTTTACGAAGTTTTCAAACTCCGTTTTGACGTGCCGAGCGGCACAGGGGAGCGGCACCTTCTTCGCTGCGTTGAATAGTTCACGCAAACAAAGAATTGCCTCGAGATTAGGCGTGCGAAGCATACCTCCGTCTTTCTCAAATACCAGTAAGAAGAGTCCCCGAAATAATTTCGGGATCACTTCCTCCCTCGAAACGCGGCTTCCGCCGCACCTTGAGGGGGAGATGTACTGGCCTCTACTTAGGCACCTATCAAGGTGCTTTCCGAGGCGCGGAAGGTCTACTAAGAAGAAGTAGACCCCACGCGCTTGAGAGAGACGTTTCAGGGTTCGGAAGTCCTTACGGAATTCTTTCCTGAGTGTGGGGTGCATATATCGGCAGTCTTTTAAGATTGCACGATACAGGCGTAACAGTTCTCTTACATAGCTTTTCAACATTTGAAAGTTAACCTTTCGACATGTTCTATGCTATGTCAGAGATACCTAGAAGGACACTCTGGCAGGTAATCAACTCTGCCATCCTTCAAGCTTCTCGAGTACCTCCCCGCTATTTGCAGAAACCCACGAGGTTAATGCAAGAGCGAGTTCCAGCGTACTAATAGAGGGCAACGCCTCCATTACGAAGTACACCTTCAAGGCCTCTTCGGCCGTGTTCACTGTCGCGTATTTAAGGTAGGTAAGCTCAGCGTTATGCCGATCTTTCCTTTCTGCTCCACTCTTTGAGTGTCGCACCTTGAGCCTGTACTCCCCGACAGAATCCTTATAAAGGTATTCTGCGGAGTAGTAGTCTTGGTTGATTTTGACCAGGACAACTGGAGACTCATCGACAGTAACAGTAATGGTATCGCCCAACATAACAGAGTTCCTCTCATCATAATAACTACCTCCCAAGACCACGAAAACGTCTGGATCGCCGATGGATTTCGGCGCGCCATGACTTTTCAATTTGGTCACGACGGAGGACGTTAAGTGATGCAAGGATCGACCATTTTCGCCACTCTAAGAGTGGCATTTTCGGAATCAGGGGCAGGAACGGCGACGCTAAATAGCGCCGTTTGTCCTCGACTTCCTGTTCTGGCGTGATCTCAACGACCATGCCCGCAGGAATATCCGTAATCATGTATTCGCGCTTGGATTTGCGCCTTTGCATGATACAGATATCGGCCCAGGTAAGCTCGACTGTGTTATTGGTTGCTGTTAGGATATCTCCTAACCCCGCAAACCAGTCGACAAACCAGCTCCAGGGAGTCATTTCCCAGAGTACGGAAAGTGCTTCGTGACCTGTAAGCCCGTGGGTAATGCGATGTGCTAGCGCTGCTAGTGCATCAGCTTCCTCGGGTATTTGAGTATTGGGAGTAACCTTATATCTAAGGGTCCCCCATAACTCTTGCGACCTAACGGTCCGGTCACGCCCACGTATAGTGGTACTAGCACCTGTAGAACTATGCAAAGCATAGATACTACTCCAAGGAGTCTCATACTCCTCGGATCCAAGGCCTGCCCTCAAACGTATGCCTCCTTGATCTCTAAGCCGCTTCAACATTCGAGCACGTTGCGAAACGTAATCGACTGTGTCCGCGAGTGTAGAGATATCTTGGATCAATGGCTTTATGGCCCAGCGCCAGGACAGGTGTCCTTTCGCAACCTGCTTAAGCAGGGAGCCATTCCAGCCTTTGACGAGGCTCGGAAGATCCCTCATCTCCCAAATCACATTTGGCACCGATACTACTGGTGCACTTGGATTTGTTTTGGCGATGAGAGTCCAAGCAAGGTTATTTAGGGCGATCTGATTTAGATCCCCGTAACCAAGGCTTGGAGGCGACATTCCCTCTTGGAACGGCCACAGGGAGAATTCCCTATATGTGGTCGGACTAGTGTGGTATCTGCCGCCGATACGACCGACTGTTACACGGTTTCGTACTCGCCTGAATGGATTGACTCCATCCAGGTTACCGACGAAATCGTCACAGGTACCGTATTCGCCCTCCGTCGCAATCTTGAATACAGGAGAACTATTGTGGGTCCACGTTGAACCCTCAATAGCATATCTCAAGTCTTCTGATCGCGAACGTGCTGGCATAACGGTACTCCTCCATACGGATTCTGAAATAGACTGGAAAGAATTTCCAAGGCACTTCCACCCGGGGTCCCAAC